TGAAACTCACTACTAGCGCCGATGGATCAACGGAGTTAGGCACAGACTCAACCGTCGCCACTGGTGTCGCTGATGGCGCAACAAAATGGGTCCGCGCCACATTGCAAGTAAACAATGGTTCGTCCCAACGTGTGAACAAGTTCTACACATCTGATGACGGAGTGTCTTGGACTCAACTAGGCACAACAGTTACGACTGCTGGCACGACAAGTATTTTCGATAGCACCTCCGCTCTGGAAATTGGTTCTGTTTCACTTGGCAGCAATAACGTTTTGGACGGCACCGTCTATCGCGCCATCGTTCAGTCCGCATATGACACCGCCGACAACACAACATCGGCAGTCTTCGACGCTGACTTCTCCACGCAAACCGCCGACGCGTTGGCGTTCACCGAATCCTCAATTAACGCCGCGACCGTCACCATCAATACGACCCGATATTCGTATGGGGTGCCTGAAATGCAAGGGTCATCGGTCGTCTCTCAGTCTTTAAATCCGAATCGGGACTTTTACTTCCCGTTTCGCATCACGCAGTCGCTCATTGTTGACATGTTTGGCTTTGAAGTTACGACGGGGCCAGCATCGGCCTCCACGACCTATCTCGCCGTTTACAACGCCGACAATGATTTACAGCCTGTCGGTTCTCCCGTCGCTACGGCTAGTGCTGCCGTCGCCGCATCAACCGCTGGCGTTGGGCTGTATCGCCTCCAGTTCACACCCGTGACCTTGCCCGCTGGCAACTATGTGATCGGTCTAAATTGTTCCGTTCAGACCACCTACCGAACTATTCGCGGTGGCGTCTCTTCACTTGTTGAAACAATCGGGGCCACCCCGTTTATCACGGCTCCGCAAGTCGTCCGAACAGCGGCAGCGTTTTCTGCCAGCCCCTTGCCTTGGGTTGAAAGGGGAACAGGCAACTCTGGTTCGTTGAACCCGATCCACCTCCGATATAAGGCGGCCACCTGATGATTCACCATTTCACCGACCCGCAAGGTGTGACTCACACTTGGGAGACACCCGACCCGCCGCAAACACCGCTTGACCCGACAGGCGCACTAGCCACACTCCTCGCAGTCACCGAAGTACTCACCGTCGAAGACGCCGCAAACGCAGTCGGACTCACACCCGCCGACCTTGTGGCAGAGGCTAAAGCATGGGCAGCGGTGACGTTATGACCGACCGCTACGGCAGCACCGCCGCCGCCGCGGTGTTTTAGCTCTCCGGCTCAGCGACGGCGCGTATTCCTGCACGCGCCGAATAGACGGTTTGCACCGTATGGGGCAACCAGTCACTAATACCATTAGAGCCGGTCGCGAATGGCCCGGTCATCCTTTACGGGTGGCCGGGCCATTTTGCGTTTTCCGGTGCATTTCCCCACGTCAGAGGCCCGAAAAGTAAAGGCTTGACAGACCGTGACGGTTTGTGATTGGATATCCATATCGGGACGGCAAGCGTTCCGCAGCTCCGAAGGGGAGACAATGAATACCGAAAGAATGTTAGACCGGTACAGCAACAAAGGCGGCAACCGGAACGAAGGCGCAAAACTTCTAAACGAACTGACCCAAAAGCACGACGGAAACAACCTTCGCACAGCTCTCGTCTATTGGGGGTTCTTGGCATCATGAGTACCGAACTTAAGTGGCAGCGGGTCCGCGCCGGATGGTATGAGACCGGTAACGAAATCGAAGGCGCGTACGTTCTTAGTAACGATTTTCCGGGACGGTGGATTGTTAGCCGTTGGACAATGGTTACGGGTTTTGGTTATGAGGCTCTTGAATTGCAAAACGTAGAGTCTGCCGGGACGTTTGCATACGCGAAAGAATTAGCAGAATGGGACGCATCGTTATGACCGGAGCTATTGAACTAACCGAAGGCGATCGGCGGCTACTGATCGCTGCGCTATTGCAGTACCGTTCGCACCTACTCGGCTACGTACATTCTTTAGCGGTCGAGAATAACGATCAGTACGCCGCAGACGCCGCCGTAATACGAGACCTACACGCCGAAATCCTTACCGACTACATCCGTACTACAGGCGGTGCGGTCCTAACCGATGGCGAAGAATGATGCACAACGCGCCCGCGAATATCGAGACCGCCGCCGGGGCCGACCGCCACGGGAGCTACAGCCTTGCGGAACGTACGCCGCAGCGGTCCGACACCGCCGCAGAGGTGAACCGGTCTGCTCTTTATGTCGTGCCGTCTTGGCTCAGCGCGCTAGAACGTATTACCGCGCCACTACTAGCCGTGACGAAATGTAACTATCCGCGTGAGTGTCACACGGACGCGGCAAACTATCCAACACTAAGCAAGGGGACCGAATGACCACCTACGAAGCACCTACACTCTTTCCGGCATGGCAAACAACTACCGGAAAATTTGAGACCATAGACGACAAGTTTCGCGCCTTTCACGACGCAAACCCGTGGGTAGCCGATGAGCTAGAGAAGCTCGCAGACGTGGAATACCGCCACGGCGACGGCCGCATAGGCATTAAATATCTAATAGAGGTGCTGCGATGGAACTACCGACGTGCCACGACCGGGCAACCGTTCCGAATTGATAACGATTTTACTTCCCGCTACGCCCGACTACTGGTTAATCGTCGCCCGGAATTTACCGACCTATTCGAGACACGTACACTACGGAGAGAGTAAGTAGGCCGCGTAGTATTGCGGTAGTTGTATCGGTGGTCGCTTTATAAATAGCGGCGAGTCGCGTTACTTGGGAAAGCGCGCGATTCCGGGTACCGCCACCCGTCACCGGTACAACTATCGGAATACTACGGGCCATAACCGTTAGTAGACCACTAACCAAACAGATAGGGGACAAAATGCAATACACAACTACCGGGCAGCTTCGGGAGCGGGTTTCGGTTTACGACTGCTCACCGCATAACGAAGATCTTTACGTAGTCGATCTTGGCGGCGTAAAGATAATGACCGAACTACCGCAACAACTACTAGACAAGTTACGCGACGCAGTTAACCAGTTAAACGCTCTACTTAGTGATCGTGACGTATGAATAGCGCAGCGAAGTACGGTGCCGGTTTTGCGTTTACCGGGTTCGCGTTGTTTACGCTGAACTGGTTTATAGAAACTTCTATAGCGGCCGGGACGATCGTCTCAGCGTTGTTTACGCTAATAACTTTTACGGTCGGTATCGGTCTGCTAATTCTGCATGATCGTTCAGAAACGAAACGCGAACAGGCTCGCGAACGCCGTTACCGGGCTTTAGAGGAACGATCGCGCATAATGGAAGAGAGCCACAACTGGCAGCGGGAGCGTACCGAATGGAACTAGAAGCGGAGCAAACTACTCGACCTTGCGCTTGTGGCGAATACACGCTACCGGTCAGCATGGAAGGCGCAGAACGTATCGACGCCGGGAAATCAAATCTTCTTTGTAGCCCTAATTGTTGGGGCGTTTATTTGGCTCGACGTGGCAACGATAAGGGGAACGAATGACTACGCTAAGTGTTGTGCAGGCTCTCGCGGCCGCATCCGAAGACGTACGTAGCGTACGCAAGGACAGTAAGAACGAAGCGCAGCGGTTTAACTTTCGCGGTATCGATGCGGTTATGAATGCGTGCGGTCCGGCGTTTCGGAAGCATGGCATTATTTGTATACCGCAAACCGAAGACGTTCAATTTGAGCCTATGCAGCTTGCTAGCGGTAAGACGGCTACGCGCGTGGTCGTGAAAATCCGGTACGTATTTTACGGTCCCGAAGGGGACTCACTCGCAGCGGTCGTATACGGCGAGTCTTTCGACATGGGCGACAAAGCTTTAGCGAAGGCGTATAGCGTCGCGTATCGGACGTGCCTACTACAGACCCTCACTATTCCGACCGACGACCCGGACCCGGACGCGGAAGTATTCGAGGCCGCACCGAAACCGAAACGCCAGCCCGTAGCGAAACCATCCGGCGAACCGACTGCTACGCGCGCAACCGTGGACGAACTACATACCCGGTTAGCGTCACTACCCGCCGACATTCTCGACCAGTACGGGCAATGGCGCGCAACTACTAATATTCCGAAGCTTTCCGAATCTTTGACGGTTAAGCAAGCCGAAGCGGTCGTTACATGGCTAAACGCAAACGCTTAACGGTTTCGCAATGGGAAGCGCATAACCGGCAGCTTGTCCGGTTACCGGATGGTCGTCTAGGGCGTATGCAGTATGTTACGCCGCGGTCGCTTATCGCTACTGTCGTGGTCGGCGGTCGGCGTATTCGTCTACCGTATTTCGATCTAGAACTAATTGGGGCGGGTGAATATGAAACGTTCGGGACCGTTACGCAGGAACAAACCGCTAGCGAAAATGTCTAAAAAGCGACGGGCCGAATATGCGGAGCGTATGAATCTTCGGCGCGACGTATTCGAGAAAGCCGACTACCGTTGCGAAGCCGCTGCGATAGTTCCGCAGGTCGTTTGTTTCGGCGGTCTCGACGCGCATGAGATTACGCCACGGGCTACGCATCCGGGAGCGCACCTAGACCCGACGGTAGTTATTGCTATCTGTCGTGGGCATCATACGTGGACGCATGAGAACCCGGCCGACGCATACGCGTACGGTCTGCTAGTACGAAGGGTAGACAATGGATAGAGAACCGGTATGGCCGATGGTCGCGGTATGCGCGATCGTATGGGCGTTTATGTTTTTTGTTTATTTAATCGTGGCCGGGAAACTATGACGGGCGCGGCGTCTCGGCGGCGTGGTGCCGATGCGGAACGCAAGGTAGTTAACTGGTTACGTGACAACGGCTACCCGGACGCGCGACGCTATTTAGCTGGCGACGGACGGCAACCGGGCGACATAGACGCTATACCGGGCGTAGTGATTGAGGTTAAAGACGTGGCCGCGTCGGCGTGGCCGTCATGGTGCCGACAAGCGGAAACGCAAGCGGGACCGGACCGACTGCCTATCGTGGTACGTCGGACCCGTGGTGTACCGGACGTGGCGCAATGGTCTGCGCGATGGCTACCGGGTCACGGTACAGACTGGTTTAGTGGTACGTTCGGGCAAGTTATCGAAGACATACGTAAGGGGAAACTATGAAAACAGGAACTAGAAACTACACGGAGCAAACCTACCTATACGAAGCATACGACGCGTTCGGTAATTTGCTTTACGTTGGTATAACCAACGATCTAAAGCGACGATTGAACGAACACCGTCGGTCCGCTAAATGGTGGAGTCAGCAAACGGAAGTTAGGCACACTTTTTACGCGTCGCGGGACGAAGCTAAAGAGCAGGAATCGCGCGTAATCGCTAACCGCTCGCCGGGTTTCAATATTGCCGAGACGGATAAGCACGCCGAAGCGGTCCGGGTCTCATGGCAGAAAAGAAAAGAGCAGAAGCGCAAAGAACCGCGGTTTATTGTGTCGCCACGCGAAACGGTTGCGCTTCTTTCCGTTCAGCAGGAAGACGAAATAGACGAACTAGTAGAACTACTCACAGCTATAAAAACGTTCAAAAGACGCGGCAACGATCGCGCGCATTACTATACAAAGATAGCCCTAATTGACGTGCGCGCTCTCTGTCGATCTTATGGCGTGGATTCGGTTAGGTGGGCGGCGTCTAATGACTGACACCCGTCTAGCATGGTTTAGGGCGCGACACCGCAAGCAAGGCGTAACCGACTGGATGACCGACGCGCTCTGCCGAATCGAGAACGTACCGACCGAAACGTTTTATTCGGCCACGTCTCAGGCGCGCGAAGTATGCGACCGCTGCCCGGTCGCCTACGACTGCCGTAAGCACGCTTTCGAGACCGAAGAAAAGCATGGCATATGGGGCGGCGTGAGCTTTGCGGACTGGTATCACCCGCAGCACACCGACCGCCTAGAAGGTTTAAACGACCCGCGGATACGTGAGGCATACCGCCGCGTATTCTCCCGGTCCGGCGAAGGATCGGAAACCCGTAAACACTTACGTAAACTTTCCGACCCAGAGCTAGAGCTACTCGCCGCGCAAGAGGATTTTATCTGATGCGACCCGAACCGGTTACCGAATGGCATTGCCCTAAATGCGATACCGATTACGTTTCTCCGCTACCCGTTACGGCGGTGCGGTGCGGATGTTCGAAACGTGCGAACCGTGATTACTGGATGAAACCGAAAGAGGTTACGAAATGAAAAAGAAACTTACGTTAACGGTGCTTTTGTTGTTGCTGACTGGTTGCGGTGTCGCGCAAGCTGACGCGCCGGGAGTGTCGCCTACACCTACGAACGAGCTAGTAGGCGCACCGTTACCGCCGACGACGTTACCGGACCTTTCGTTTTTGAATACGACGACGACGACGCAACCGAAACCGCAACCGGCACCGCGTACGGTGACAGTTCAACCGCAAACCGAAGAACCGACCGCCGAACAATGGAACGCGCTCGCCTATTGCGAGTCGAGTAACCGGCACGACTACCCGCCGGTAAAGGGCGGTTTCTCCGGGCTACTGATGTTCCATTACGCAACGTGGAACGGGTACGGCGGACAAGAGTACGCACCGCAAGCGTGGCAAGCTTCACGGGCGCAGCAAATCGAAATAGCGTTACGTTTATGGCGTGTACGCGGCTGGCAACCGTGGCCAGGTTGTAGGGCGAAGCTCGGCTTTAACTAACTAGCAAGGGGAACCTATGACAGTCTTTTATAAGGGTCCGGGTGCGACGCTGATACACGGCGACGCTACCCGCCTAACCGAATACGTAGAACCGGAATCAGTAGACCTAATCGTTACTAGCCCGCCGTATTTCGCTTTGCGCAGCTATCAGGATGGCGGCGAGCATTACGGCGGGCAGATTGGTAGCGAAGATACGCCCGAACAGTTTTTAGAGGCGTTGTGGACGGTAACGGAGCAATGCGCGCGGGTGCTTAAACCGTCGGGTTCTATGTTTATAAACTTGGGCGACAAGTACGCCGGTTCCGGCGGTAATAACAATTCGAATATAGGCGGTGAGCATCGCGACCCGTCTTCGTACAATAAAAACGCGTCGGTACGTAATAAATCGCTTATGGGTTTGCCGTGGCGTTATGCGCTCGGATGTATTGACGGTAGAGTTGGCGACCCGCTGATTTTGCGGGCCGAAATTATTTGGCACAAACTGAACGGGTTACCGGAATCGGTTACCGATCGAGTGCGACGTAATCACGAACAATGGTTCCATTTCACGCGGGAGGGTTCGTACTTTTCCGGAGTAGACGAAATTCGCGAATCGACAACTAGCGCCGAAGGTCTATCGTGGGAACAACGCAAAGCTTTAGGTTTTAAAGGCGCGACTCGTGGGATAAATATACAAAAACAACCGGCCACAGACGGAAATTTCGCGCCTAATCCGCTCGGTAAGTTGCCGGGTTCTGTTTGGTCTATGGCGTTAGAGCCGCTGCGCGTTCCTGACTGGTTAGGCGTAGATCATTTCGCAGCGTTTCCTACTGAATGGCCGCGCAAACTTATTAGCGGCTGGTGTCCCGAAGGCGGTCTAGTTCTCGACCCGTTCGGCGGTACCGGAACCGTAGCAATGGTCGCTCGTGCGCTCGGACGCGAAGCCTTGCACGTAGACCTATCTACCGACTATCTAAAGTTAGCGAAGTGGCGCGTATTCGAGTCCGGGCAATGGGCGAAGGCGGTACGCAGAACGAACGAAGATAACCAGCAAACGCTAGACCTATAACGAAGGGGAACCTATGCACTACACCGGGTGCACCGTAGAGAAGATCGCCGCGCGCCTTATGGCGATATCGGCAAAAACCGACGACCTATTCGACTACGTGTACCTTCTCGAAGCGGCACGACTGTTAGTAGAGCAACTAGACACAATTCGCGAAGGGGTCAGTTATGGAAAGTGAAGTATGGGCGTTAGCGCCTATCTCAGACTGTTTTATAGATGCACCGTGTACGCAGAATACCGGGGCTATATGGTGGTGCGGCGGGTGTATGGGTAACGGTCGGCGGGTAGTTACGTCTCACGTTATTGAAGTAATGGTTCTTATCGGTCACGACGGCCGACCGATGGCATACGAAACCCGCGAGGACGGCGAACAATGACGCGCGACGAACTGACCCGGCTACGTAACGTATCCGTAGCACCGAACGCCATAGACCCTATTTGGCTTAGGCAAGCGGTACGCGAAATAGACGAACTACGCGCAGCTCTCGACGGCGTATGTCGGCTCTATGAGCAGTCGCAGAAAATCGTAAACGAACGCAATGCGGAGCTTTCCCGTATGCGCGCCGAAGCTGCGGAGCGTGCCTAGTGTGGGCGAAAGTAGACGACGGGTTCTGGTGCCACCCGAAAGTTATCGGGCTACCCCTAGCCGCTTCCGGGTTATGGGTGCGCGCGTTGTCGTGGTCGTGCGCTCAGCGTCTCGACCTTGTACCGGAATCGTTCGTACGCATGGTCGGCGGCACGACCGAAGACGCTACCGCGTTAGTGGACGCCGGGCTATGGATTATCGACGGCGACGGGTACCGAATCCATAACTGGACGGAATACCAAACGCTCACGGTATCGGAACGCAGAGCCGAAGCCGGACGTAAAGGCGGCCTAGTTTCCGGTCAAAAACGAAGCAAAACCGAAGCAAAGCCAAAGCAAACCGCAAGCAAAAACAGTTTGCTAACGAAGCAAACGCACGAAGCAGGTACCCATCCCATCCCGACCCGACCCGTAAAACCATCTTCGGAACCGTCAGCAACCGAAACCGTTACCGCTGCAATCGAAGAGGCAGTACGCCAGCGGCAAGCAACTACGACCGGGATACGAAACCCGGAAGCATGGCGACGCACCGTACGCGACCAAATGACCAGCGACGAAGACGCCATAGCGAAAGCAACGCGCCTACTTGAGCAGTACCCGACGGCGAACACTTCACAAATCGCCGCCGCGCTAAACGGCTCTACAGTCGCCCTAAGACTACTTAAGCGGGAAAGCCTACCGAACGAACCCGCAACGCCTTAGCACGCTTAACTAACGAACCTACGCCACTACAGACGACCGGAGACCCTGCACAATGGCAATACCGCGCGACACACACGAAACCGCGACCACGGCGCTAACGATCCTGCGCCTAATCCAAACCCGCGACCAGTACGGCGGCACCGTACTCGACCGCATACGAGACGCCCGCAACGGCCAACCGTCCGCGATCCGATACGACTCCGACAAAATCACCGCAACCGGAACAAGCGACCCCACCGCCGCCGCAGCGCTCAGACCAGACAACGCAGCACGCGACCAGCACGACCTAGAACAGAACCTAGCTAAAGCCCGACAACACTTAGACCGCGCCCTAGCAATCGTAAACACCTACACGCCGCGACCACCTAACGCCCTAGAACGGCAGCGCATGGCCGACGCTAACGAACCGCATTGCGAGAGCTGCGCACGAATCGAAGTAGCAAACGGAATCCCACGCTGGGAACCGCCACTAACGCAAGAACGTAGCACCGTAGGCGACCGCCTACCCGAACCGCTATGGCTCTGCCGATGGTGCTACGACCACGTAGCGCAGACCGGAACGAAACCGAATACCGACGAACTAGACCAGCATCACAGCGGCGCGCGCGTCCGATGCCCACACCCGCGAACCGAACCGATGTTTCCCGAATGAGTCGCCTACCCTCTCGACCCCTATACGACGCCGCCGCATACGTAGCCGGTAAACCCCTACACGCGAAGACCTGCCGCTATTGCGGAGACAACGCGGCAGTAACCAGCGGATGCGTTAAAGCCGAAGAACTAGCCCGCCTACTTGGCGTATCCCGCAAGACAGTAACCCGGTGGACAGAACACGGAATACCGTTACGGTACGCAGACCAGTTAGCTACCCGGCTCGGCTATAACCCCATAGCCGTATGGGGCTTATGGTGGGACGACCCCGAATACCTAAGCCTTGTGGATAACTAACGATTACGCTACGGCGACAATGCAAGAACTAGGTAACGCTTAAACAAATGCGTCGCCCGTGTATCGACTGCGGAACCCCTACCGCCGACGACAGGTGTAACCCCTGCCGACTGGTACGCAACCGAAGACGAATACGCGCAAGCTCAACCGCACGCGGCTACGACCTACATCACAAGCAAGCTAGAGCCGATCTACTAACGCAACTACCTACCTTATGCGGGTACGGATGCGGCACCCTACTGGTCTCGCCTAGCGAAATGGTTGCAGCTCACGTAATAGACGGAGACCCGTCCGCCGGATGGTTACCCTCTTGCCGATCATGTAACGAACGTGCGAAGCGCAGACGCGTTAGAGGTTGACCGCTAGACATATGCGACACAAATCGCTAACGAAATCGCGCGCAAATCCGAACGGATTCGAACGCACCCGCGCAGGCACCCCACCCCGGCCACCCGGTTTTTTCACAACACGCAAGCGGCCAAGACCCACGCCCTACCCTTTTGTGTGCATTGTCATAATTCCTCAGAGGGTCGCGATAACCGCCTAGATCGCCCGTAGAGCGTCGCTAGCTGCGCAGACCTTAGGGGTTCGGGTCTCGAGTGCTGGCAACCCGTTAGCAGTCAACCTAAGCGAAGTTTTAAAATCTCCGACAAGTTTCCGCTAGTCACGCGCGCGTAGCCGTTACACGCTATTATCTCGGTCATGCGCTTTTGTTCTAACTGTTTAGATTCTTTGTCCGTCTTAGCTCGAGCTGACGCACGTTATTGCTCGACTCGCTGCCGTACTGCTGCGCACCGTCTCGCCCGGCGCGGGCTTGTGCTTCCGGTTGAGCTAACCAGTCGCGCGCGATGGATTAGGCGCACTGCTTCAAAGATTCCGTTACAAGCGGACGGGCGTACGGCTTCGTCTGTGAATCCGTTTACGTGGACTGATTACGAAGACGTAATTAGTTCTACTGCCGGTGTCGGTTTAGGTTTTGTTTTGAACGGCGACGGCGTTGTTTGTTTAGACGTAGATCATTGCGTGACCGATGGCGTGCCGGATGTATGGGTACGCAATTTACTTTCCGACGTTGCCGGAACCTATGTAGAGCTTTCGCCTTCGGGTACGGGTTTACATATTTGGGGGACGGCTTCGCTTAGCTTCGGCGGGCGCGTTGTTTCGTATGGTCCGGGTTCCGTTGAAATCTACGGGTCGGGTCGTTATCTCACCGTGACCGGTTCCGCGCTGAATTCTTCGCGCGACCTTAAACCGATCGGTCGCGTTATTCGTAAGTTGCTTTCGTAAAAGGGGAATCTATGGCACCGAGAGGCAGACCGCCTACGCCGACCGAAGTTAAGAAACGCCGCGGGACTGCACGCGGCGACCGGGTTCCTAATTTGTCTAACCTTGCCGCGGTTCCCGCCATCATGCCGGAACCAGTAGAGCTAGATCCGGTTAGCGCGTTGGATTACGTGCTAAGTGCCGGGCAAATTTGGCTAGCTCAGACCGATACTCTCGCTTGCGCAATGTTGCGCGAGTCAATGGAAGAGCGCGCAAGTTTGCGCACCGTGGTTATGGCTACTCAATCGGCCGAAGCGCGTAAGGCTTTACGCGATTTAGATAAGCAAATACTTTCGCAAATGGGGACGCTTGGTTTTGATCCTTCGGGCCGGTCGCGTCTCGGACTGGCCGAAGTGAAATCGGCTACTAAGCTCGAGCAGTTACGCCGGGCGCGTGGCGAGGGTTAGCGGCTGGCCGTCGCGTTGGCTTTCGTTTAACGCAACCGCTAAGACGAAGACGCGCGGTAATGAGGCTTCCGAATTTATTAACACTTACGCTCGGGTAGTTAAGGCTTCGGTCGGCGGTGCGGCTGGCGATCATATTCGCCTACGACCGTGGCAGCTAAAACTACTAGACAGTTTGTTAGCGGAGACTGCCGACGGAAAACTTAAACACCGGTCCGCGCTTGTCGGCTTGCCACGTAAGCAAGGTAAGAGCGCGTTAGGTGCCGGGCTTGCGTTGTGGTCGCTTTATTGCGGCGACGCAGGCGGTGAGGTTTATTCTTGCGCTGGTACCCGTGAGCAGGCTCGTATTGTTTTTGGTTCGGCTCGCCGCATGGTTGAGCTTGACGCTGAACTTTCTTCTATTTCTAAAGTTTACCGGGACGCTATCGAGGTTCCTGAAACCGGTTCGGTCTATCGGGTACTCAGTCGCGAAGCGGGAGCGTCCGAAGGTCTCTCTCCGACAATGGTTGTTTTTGATGAAGTTCACGTTCAGCCGGACCGCGAACTATGGGACGTTATGGCGCTCGGCGCTGGCGCTCGGCACGAACCTTTAATGTTAGGTATCACTACTGCCGGTTCCCGTACCGACAACTACGGCCGAGATTCTTTCTGCTATTCGCTTTACCAGCATGGCAAACAGGTTGCCGCTAAAGAGATAGACGACCCTACGTTTTTCTTTGCATGGTGGGAACCGAAAGCCGGTTCGGACTCCGACCATACCGACCCTAAAGTTTGGGCCGAAGCTAACCCCGGTATCGGTGACCTAAACAGTTACGAAGATTTCCGCTCTACGCTTGTGCGTACCCCTGAATCCGAATTTCGTACGAAACGAACGAACGTATGGGTAGTCGGTTCGTCTGCTGCGCTGCCGCATGGCGCGTGGGGAAAGCTTGCCGACCCGGACCGTATCGCCGATCCGGCTATACCCGTTGTGCTTATGGCCGATGGTTCTTGGTCCGGTGACAGTACCGGCGTAATCGTGGTCACGGTTGAGGAACGGCCGCATATGTACGTTCTCGATTTATGGGAAAAGCCCGGCGACTCTAACGAATGGCGCGTACCGATTAGCGAAGTAGAAACCGCTATACGTAACGCAGCACGTTCTATGCAGGTTGCCGAAATCGGTATGGACCCGTACCGCTGGCAACGCTCTATGCAGGCTCTCGAAGATGAGGGTCTACCGATGCTTGAATACCCTATGGGATCGGTTCAGCGAATGGTTACCGCGTGGAAACTTTTCTACGATGCGGTCCTAGATAAAACCTTTACCCATAGCGGCGACCCGCGACTAGCACGCCACGTAGAAAATATGGTTCTAAAGATTGACGCCCGCGGCGCGCGCCCTACAAAAGAAAACAAACAAAGCACCCGCCATATCGACTTAGGCGTTTGCGCTGTCGCAGGATTAGAGCGCGCCGTATGGCACGCTACGCACGTTCCGACACCGGCTACGGTGCCGCAAATTATCGACCCGTGGAGCTTTACCGATGCGTAACGCCTTAACTACTTTCGCTGAAATTATCGGGGCCGCGGCGATCGTTTGCGGTATCGCTATGGTTTCGGTTCCGTTTGCTTTTATTAGTGGCGGCGTTTTGGTTATTGCCGGTTCTTACTTGGCGGCTACCCGATGAGTCTTTTTGCTAAGCGGGCGATGCCCGCGCCGTTACGGAATACCGGTTTCCTTGTCGGTAACAACTGGTCAGGCGAGAACGTTACAGAAGAAACCGCGCTAGAGGTTGCGGCGGTTCTGTCGTGCGTTTCTCTACTGGCCGACTCGGTAGCGGCGTTGCCGTTGCGTGCGGTCAGTCAGACCGGCGAACGCAATACACGTATCGAGACTCCTAGCTTTTTAACTGACCCGGCCGAAACGGTTACGCAATACGAACTTATTCATATGGTTGTTTCGTCGCTGGCGCTTCACGGCAACGCGTATCTATGGCTTGACTATGCGGGCGGTACTGCCGGGCTTCCTTCTCAGGTCGTGCCGCTACATCCCGATAACGTAAATGTAACTATCGTAGGAAATTCGCGTACGTACACGGTCGCCGGTTCAGACATTGACGCTAACCAAGTTCTGCACTTGCGATGGTTTACACCGCCGCAAGCCGCTAAGGGTATTAGCCCGTTACATCAGCAACGTAATACGATCGGCTCTGCGCTTGCCGTGGAACGTCACGTATCGCAATGGTACGGAGAAGGCGGTACGCCGTCTTCGGTTCTAGAGGTAGACGGAGATATAACCGTCGAGGCCGCGAAGGTTTTGCAGGCTACATGGGAGACGCAGCACCGCCGTCGCCGTCGTCCCGCCGTTCTTTCCGGTGGCGTTAAGTGGAAACCTATTAGCGCGTCTGCTGCCGATATGGAATTAAACGCGTCGCGAGAATATGCAGTAGCAGAAATCGCGCGCATCTTCCGTATTCCGGCGCATATGATCGGCGCAAAATCGGCTAGTCAGACGTACACAAATAACGAACAGGCCGGTTTAAACTTTCTTACGTTTACTCTTCTGCCATGGTTGCGCAGAATCGAAGCGGCGTTTTCTAACCTTATGCCTACCGGGCAGCGCGTCGAGTTTGATACTTCCGCGTTTCTTCGCGCCGATACGATTAACCGATACCGCGCTCACCAGCTCGGCATAACTTCCGGTTTTATTACGCCGAACGAAGCGCGCCACGTTGAGGGTATGGAACCTTATTTCCCCGGCGGCGATGCGTTCGTTATGGCATTGCCGGGCGCGCCTATGGCCGGTCCGGGTGGGAATCCCGATCTACCGCCGGTCGGCGTTGACGCAGACCCGCCGGAATAATGGCAAGCGAACAGAACGAAAGAGCTTTCACTATGACCGAAGAAACCCGCAACGGCGACGGTATGTACCCGCTTACGCCGCGTCAGCAAAAACAGTACGAAGACTTAGAAGCGGTTACCGAATTGTTTGGGCAGTTTAATACTGGCATCGGTGAGGCTGGCGCGCATTACGTGGACGCTGCCGCTAACCCGTTTGCTAGTGAAGGTTTGGTTTGTTCTAACTGTTCTTTTTATGAGGGTCCGCGCGCGTGCAAAATCGTGGCGGGCGATATTGACCCTATGGGCGTATGTAAGTTTTGGATTATCCCGGAAAGTTTAACGTCGGGCGTTACGCCGGTAGACATAGAGACGATGGAAGACATGACCGAAGAAACAGTTACGGAATCGGAACCGGTGCGCTATGCCGCGTATCCGGTAGAGGCTCGCCGTATCGCCGGGCGTGACGTAGAGTTTCGTACCGTTGAGGTAGGGACGTTAGAAGCCGGGGACGAAGACGCCGAAGGTTTCGCCCGTTCGTTTACTGGTTACGCTGCCGTCTTCAATTCACCTAGCGAACCGCTGCCATTTATTGAGACGATCGCACCCGGCGCGTTTAAGCGTTCGCTTAATTCCGGTAAGGAAATTCGCGCATACGTAAACCATAATTCTGATATGCCACTAGCGACCACTAAGAACGGTTCGCTACAGCTCGCAGAGGATGAGCGCGGGCTACGCGTTAATATGACGCTTCCCGATACGACCGCCGGTCGTGATCTTTCGGTACTTCTCCGCGAAGGCGTGGTTCACTCTATGAGCTTCGGCTTTACCGTTCCGAAATCCGGCGACGTTTGGAGCGCGGACGGTTCCGCGCGCACGCTTCGCGAGATTCGCCTGCACGAGGTTTCGGTAGTTTCCGGTCAGCCCGCGTACGCAGCGACGACCGGAGCAACCGTACGCACCGCCGACGATGCTACCGACACTCCCGAACCGGGACGGTCTGTAGATATTGCTCGACGGTATTTAGAACTAGCGCGAAAGCGTAAGTAACCAGCGACCCGAAAACCGCGCCCGGACGCTATGCGCACCACCGCGGTTCTTCACTTGCTACCCCTATAAAAATCCAACTAAGGAAAGGACTCCACTATGTCGGAGTTTATTAAGAACCTTAGCGAACAGCGCGCCCGCGCATGGGAGCAGGCTAAGGGTCTACTTGACCACGCCGCTACCGAAGCACGCGATCTGTCCGCCGAGGAATCAGAGCAGTTTGACCGCATTAACGCAGAGCTTGATACCGCCGATGCGCGTATTAAGTCAATCATTGACGCCGAACAACGTAACCGTGATATCGAAGAAAGCCGCGCCCGTCTTGGCGTTCCGGCCGATCTTGGCGCAACCGTTACCGCTTCGGTTGAGAACAGCGACGAAGATACCGTTCGTTCACTTATGAACGGCGAGCTTCGTAGCGCACGTTTCGAGAAGCGCGCTATTACGTCTTCGTCTTCGGGTGGTGCGGTTCCGACTTCTGTTTACGATCGCATCGTTGAGCATCTCGTTCAGACGAACGTGGTTCGTAACGTCGCTACTGTCGTTACCACGAACACCGGCGAAACGCTGAACGTTCCTACGTCTACCGCGTTTAGTACCGCGTCTATCGTTGGCGAAGCTGCGCAAGCTTCCGCTTCCGATCCGACTCTTGCTACCCGCGCGCTCGGAGCTTACAAGTACACCGTACTTGTGCAGCTCTCTAATGAATTGGCAAGTGACGGAGCCGTAGACGTTGCGGGATTCCTTGCACGTCAGGCCGGTACCGCTATCGGTGTCGCTACTCGTGGACATATGACCACGGGCGACGGATCGAGCAAGCCGACCGGTATCGTTAATAGCTCTACCGCTGGCAAGACTGGCTCGACTTCTGTTTCCGGTGCTTTCACCGGCGACAATCTCATCGACCTTCGTTATTCGGTTGGCTCGGCGTACACGTCACAACCGGGCGTGGGTTTCATGATGAATAATACCGCTATGGCTGCGGCTCGTAAGCTTAAGGGATCAACAAACGATCACTACCTTTTTGCTCCCGGCATGAACGGAGATCCCGACTCGCTTCTCGGCTTCCCGGTGTACCTTAACGATTCAATGGCTAGCCCGGCAGTTTCGGCTAAGTCTGTTCTTTTCGGTCACTTCCCGAGCTACTACATCCGCGAAGTTAACGGTATCGACGTTGCAGTTTCGGACGATTTCGCGTTCGATTACAGCGTTCGTACGTTCCGTGTGCAGCTCCGTACCGATGGTCTACTCATTGACCAGACCGGCGCGGTTAAGCATTTCGTCGGCGGCGCAAGCTGATATAGCTTCGCCGTTTGGTTTGGTTTACGTCGGTTCGGTATCCCCTTCCCGAACCGGCGTAAACCGCCACCACCTATAAAGGAAACTTTCTCTTATGCGTATTCGTATGCTCGCTGACATTTCGGGAACCATTGACGGCCAAGACTGGCCGGGCAAAGGAAACGAATTCAACGTACCCGAAAACGTCGCAGCGGATCTATTTGCAAACGGTTTCGCGGAATCAGTAACCCGCAAGACGGCCAAGGTCGAGACGACTACCGTAGACCCGGTTACCGAAACCGCCGCCGAACCGAAGCCGCGCGCCCGCCGCGCCGCTAAAGAATAAACGCCGTGGCGTATCTCACTCCCGCGCAGGTTCGTTCACGTATCCCGGCGTTATCTAATCAGACGACGTACACCGATACGGAACTTACTAACCTAGTGGCCGAGTTTGAAGATATCGCCGAACGGTATCTACAGACCGCTTTTCAGACGCGTACCGCGACCGCTGAACAAACGGTACGCCCGAATAAATGGGTTCAGCTCGCAAACCGTCCGGTAGTTAGCGTCTCAGCGTTCACCGTGGACGACGTAGCCGGACTACTAACGGACCTAACTACGGAGAAGGCTACGGGCTTAATTTACGGTCCTGCATGGTATGGGGCGGACGTACTGACCGTGACCTATACCTACGGTATCGCGACACCGCCGGAACCGTTGCTACGGGCTTGCGCGGAATACTGCCGGTCCGTGGCGTTCGCTGATCGTTCGGGACAATCCCGCGACGTTATCGCTCAGAGCTTCGACGGGTCTATGACCCGCTACTCGACGCCGGACTGGAATAGAGGCCGACCTACTGGTTATCTCGAGGTCGACCGACTGCTGAACAGTTTTCGCGAATACATTGCACCGGGTCTAGCGTGACCGCTACTACGTCTATTCGCTGGCAAGCCGCCGAACGCGTAGTTTCTCTACTACGTGCAGAGCCGCTACTAGCAAACGTGAGTATAGAACCGGGCTGGCCCGGCGACCGGGTACCGCAAGCCGAACTTATTTGGCTAGACGAAATCGACGGCACCGTAAATATTCCGGTAATGACCGGCGGCCGTAAACAACGCGACGACATTTTTAACCTACCGTTTCAAATACGCGTAATCGGTTACGGGACACTCACCGAAACTATGCACCGGTTAACGCAAATCGTCGCAACGATTGAAGACACGCTAGCCGATGACACTTCCCTAGCTGATCTCAACGGCGTTCTTTCCGCAGAAGTAACCGAAGAACGGCAGACCTCGGCAATGTTTCCCGAAGGACCTACCGGTTTCGCGGAAGTTGTCGTAACCGTTTCTACCCGCCTTTTATAAAGGAACGTAAACAATGCAGGTAACGAACACTACAGGCGGCGACCTATATTTAGCCGCGTTACAAATTGTCGTAGCGGATGGCGAAACCGTCACCGTGGACGAAACCTACGCCGAACTTTTGACGGCGCAAGGCTGGACAAACAAACCGTTAAAAACGTCGGCTAAAGCCGTAGACAAGACCGAACCGGTCGAGACGAAGGAAGTTAAATAATGGGTTATACAGGTATCGACGCGCAGATCGGTTACGCGACTGAGGTTACCGTAGGTACACCGGTTACGGTTACCGCGTTTCTTCCTTTGGTTTCGGAAAGCCTTATGCAAGAGCGCGCGCGCTTAGAGTCGACGGGCATTATTGCCGGTCGGCGCGTGCTCGCTTCTCAGCAATGGAACGGCGGCGATATTACCGTTTCCGGTTCTGTTCAGCATGAGCTCTATAACCGTGGTCTAGGCAAACTGTTTACCGCTATGTTCGGTTCGGTTGCTACTACCGGTGCGGGACCGTATACGCATACGTTCACACCCGGCGACCTTACCGGCGACGCGCTTACTATTCAGGTCGGACGCCCGGCTACGAATGGCACTACGTACCCGTTTACGTATGCGGGTATGAAAGTCGCATCGTGGGAGATCGCGTGTTCTGCCGGTGAAATCGCTACCCTCGGTATGGATGTAGTCGGTTCGCGTGAAATCGACTTTCGTACCGTAACCGACGGCGTTACTACTTCCGGTTCTGCCGCGATCACCTCGGCTAGCGCAGCGTTTAACGCTTCGGATATTGGCAACCCGATTTCCGGTACCGGTATCCCGTCGGGCGCAACTATCGCCGCGGTTACTTCCGCGACTGCCGCGACGCTTTCCGCTAACGCGAGCGCGTCGGGTACTGGCGTAACCTTTACTCTTGGCGTCGCTCTCGCCGCCGCCTCGTATCCGTCAGCAATTAAGCCGCTAAAGTTTAACCATGCGGCCGTTTCTATCGGCGGCGTATCGGTTAACGCTAAGAGCCTTACCATTTCCGGCAACAACGGACTAGACGACGCTCGCCGCTTCCTCGGTAACCAGCGTATTTCGGAACCTCTCGAAGCTAACCTTCGCGAATACTCCGGTACGATTGAAGTCGAGTTCACCGACCTTACTCAGTACCGCCGTTTCGTTACCGGTTCGGAAGCTGCGCTAGTCGCTTCGTTCACTTCCGGTACGGACTCCGTTACTATCACGACAAATATCCGCGTAGACGGTTCTACGCCGATGGTAGCCGGGCGCGAAATTCTCGTTCAGTCACTACCGTTTAAATGTGTCGCATCGTCTACCGATGCTTCCGCTATTACTGTCGCTCTCGTTAATAGCGACGCTACGCCGTAACCGATGGCGCGCGACTGGAGTCCGCGTAGCGGTGCGTTTGTCGCCGGTGCTGAAACTTCCGGTTCGAAGTTTGCCGTAGAAATTATCGGACTTAAAGAGTTTCGTAAGCGACTTAAAGCGGTCGGTCCCGAATGGCCGAAAGAGTTAAGTCGCGCAAATCGTGAAATAGCGAAGATAGGCGAACGCGTCAGCCAAAACGAAGCCCGTCGTATGGGCGGCGTTCAGGCGCGCGCCGCTACTGCTATTAAAGGTTCAGCTAATGCGCGAGAAGCTCGAATTCAGGTAAAGCCGTCTTCGGGTAAACGAAACCCTACGGCTATGGCCCGTACCGCGTTTTGGGGAGCTAAGAAACGTACCGGCTGGTATCGAACAAAACCGCCGGGTAAGCCTCAGCACCCGGAATGGGTCGGTAACCGTTGGGAAGTAGCCGACCTAAATAGCGGACCGTATGCGATTAACGCGGCGCTTGCTCGTCACCTAGACGACATTGTAGCGGCGCACCGCGCAGCTATTGACCGGCTCGCCGCCGCAGCTTTTACCGACTAACCGAAATAACCGAACCTTGCAGGAGGGTTCTAACTATGGCAAACGCACCCCGACCCGGTACCGGGCGACGCAAGCAAGCAACCGAACAGGCGCAACGCGTTTTACGTATCACCGTCTCAGGCGAGACCTATACGTTTTGCCCCGATAATATTCCGTTTAACGAACAAATCGCGGTACGTAAAGCGTGCGGCGGTTTACCGTTCTCCGCGTTTTGGGGTGGAGAGAATACGGTCGGCGTTGACTCGCTACAGATTATGTTCTGGCTTGCGCGTCGCGCATCCGGTGAACCGAACCTTGCGCTAGCTGCGGTACTGGACGAATGGCCCGACGTACTCAACCCGGCCGATTTTGAAGTAGCTATAGAAGACCCTAACGAAACCGACGACACCCCGGAATAGTACGGGCAAGGCTATTAAAAGTCTTGCCCGCTTTGTCGTATCTATACGGAATTAAACCGTGGGATATTGGGCGACTGTCGCCCGCTGAACTAATCGTTTACCTAGACGATCTCGAAGAAACAAACCGCGCACGTATGAAAGGACGGTAAGCGATGGCATCTACGAAATATCTTTCTATCGTTTTTACCGGTGAGGATCGTGGCGCGACTAAAGCGTTTCGTTCCGTGGACGATGCCGCAGCTACTACCGGGTCTAAACTTGCGCAGTTAGGTTCTAAAATCTCTCCGGCAGTTGCGGCCGCTTCCGCTGCGGTAGTTGCTGGCGTCGGGTTCGCTATGAAATCGGCGTTCGACGCGGCTACCGAATCGGCTCTAGTTGCTCGCGAAACTGAACGCGTTATCCAAACTACCGGCGCTTCCGCGTGGACGACTGCGGACCAGATCGCCGATTTATCTACGTCGGTTTCTAACCTAACTGGCAAGGACGACGAGCTAGTTCAGTCTTCCGCTAATCTGTTACTTACGTTCGCGAAGGTTCGTAACGAAATCGGCGAAGGTAACGATATCTTCGACCAAGCCGTAGGGCTTTCGTTAGACCTTTCCGTAGCGTTAGGTACTGACGCGTCGAGCGCTTCTATTCAGTTAGGCAAGGCGCTAAACGATCCGGTGAAGGGTATTACCGCGCTTTCTCGTGCAGGTGTTTCGTTTACTGCTGAGCAGAAGGAACAGATTAAAACGCTGGTCGCTACCGGCGATGTTCTCGGCGCGCAGAAGGTCATCCTTGGCGAACTTAAAAACCAGTTCGGCGGAGCTGCGGAAGCCGCTAAGACACCTATTGAGGCTTTACAAACGAAGCTAGGTAATTTGCAGGAGAGTATCGGTACGGCGCTTATGCCGACTATCGGCGCTATTGCCGATGCGGTGGGCGTTGCGGTGGACGCGTTTAGCGCGTTACCCGATCCCGTTAAGAACGCTATCGTTATTGTCGGCGGTGTCGGTACTGCTGCGCTCGGCGCTATTCCGCTGGTCGCGAAAATCGCGGACACGTTTAGCGATGTAGTGGGCCCGGCTATGGGTATGTTTCGCGGCGTTGTCGATAACGTCGCGCTCGGTGTGGGCAATCTTGCTACGAAGCTTGGCGCGTCGCAGGATATGGGCGCGAAACTTGCTACCGGGTTAGCGGGTGCGGTTACTCCGGCGCTTCTCGGCGTGACCGCTGCCGCGACTATTGGTTTTGCTATTTGGACGATGTACCAAAACGCGCAACGCGAAAACGAACAACGCGCTAAAGATTTTACCGAAGCTCTTACCAGCGAAACGTCTGCAATTCAAGCGAACGTAGCTGCCGTGATTACAAAGCAACTAGCCGACAGCGGCGCGGGTGCCGCTATGGCGAAGGCTGGCGGAGACGCAGCAAAATTTACGAACGCAATTATTAACAACGGCACCGAACTAGAAAAGATTAAAGGTTGGGCCGACGACGCTACCGATTCTCTTGGCGGTCCGGGTCGTTTTGTCGAGCGCATGAACGAAGCTTCACGCGGCGGTAGCGTACTCGCGCAAGAACTTATTAAAGTTTGGAATAGCGGACAGTTAACGAACGACGAATTTACCGCGTTAATTGTCGGATTAGATCAAACTTCTGACGCATACGATAAAGGACAGAAAGAAGCTGCGGTTTATAAAACTGTTCAGGATGGCGTAGCAACCGCGACCGGTAACGCTACTAATAATACGCTTGCGCAAATTGAGTCGCTTAAAACATTGGCAGACGAATTACGTGCGCAGACGGACCCGTGGTTTGCGGCGTATAAATCGCAGCAAGCGGTAACCGAGGCGCAAACGAAACTAAACGAAGCGACCGCTAAATACGGGCCGGACTCGAAACAGGCGAAAGACGCTGCGCTAGCGAACGCGGAAGCGGCTATCGGTTTAAAGGGTACTCTTATTGATCTTAAGCAAGCGAACCTTGACGGCGCAGGCGCACCCGAACTAGCCGCGCAATTAGACGACCTTAAACGTTTCGGCTTTGATCCGACTAGCGAAGCGGCGCGCGGTGTCGGCTACGACATTCTCGCCGTCGGCGCAGCGGCCGATACCGTGGACGGCAAGACCGTAAACGTCGGCGTGAATTTGGATATGGCGCAAGCGAAAGCGCGTTTGGAATATCTAAATAGTGTTAAGGACCCGGTTACCGGTTACGTTTCGCTAGGCGATATTTACGCTGCGTCAAATATGTATGCGCGCGGCGGCATGGTTGCAGACGGTCCGTTTATGGTCGGCGAACAGGGCCCGGAGCTTGGCTATAAAATTGGGTCTAGCGTACGCATCTTCTCTAATTCTGATAGTAAGAAAATGGTTGCCGCTAGTGGATCGTCTTCGGTTACTACAAACGTGGTAGTGAATATGCCCGCTGGCGCTAACGGCGACGATGTTGTTCGAGCGCTTAAACAGTATGAGCGCGCTAACGGCGCGTTATACGTTTCGGCATGAGTGTTACCGGTTGGGGCGGCGTAACGCTTACGGTTGAAGTTGGGTTTTCGGCTAATCCTTCGGACCCGTTATCGCCTTCGTCAGGTACCGGAATTTGGGGCGTCGGCGTTTGGGGTACGGATGTTTGGGGCGACGGTCCGATTTTTACAGACGTGACCGAATACGTTTTAGGTCTCGATATGTCCGCAAGTTTCAGTTACGAAATGGACAAGTATCAGACCGGCCGACTCTCTATGACTCTTGACAATAAAGACGGACAATTTTCTACCGATAATTCCGCGTCGCCGTACTGGTTGTTAGGTCAGACAACGATCGCACCGCTACGCGAGATTCGCGTTACCGCTTCCTATAAAGGTATTTCGTGGCCGGAATTCGCCGGACGAATCGACTCTTGGGATGAGTCGCTAGAAATGACCGGCGGCACCGTCTCAGTTACCGCGCTTGATTACTACGCCGATCTTGCGGCGTGGACCGGGTTAGCTATTACTCCCGTCGGCGCTAGCGAAAGTTTCGGGTCTAGGTGTACCCGTATCCTTGACGCTGCCGACTGGACTAGAGCGCGTGCCGTGGATGTTGGCGAAACAACGCAGCAAGCTACCGACCTTGCCGGGTCGGGAGTTTCACTACTAGAGTCCGCCGCTGCCGCTGAGGGTGGCGCAGTTTGGGTAGACGGCGCGGGCGTGGTGCGGTGCGAGGGTAGGAATTCTTTACTTGAGAAGACGCGTTCGCGCGTTCCGCAAATGATTTTTTCTAATGTTGACACCGCGGCGAATAATGTTCTTTACGAGTCCGGTTCAATCGGTACCGCTTATGATGCGACTACGGTTATTAATATTGCGAACTATGAGCGCGACGGCGGGACAGTTCAAACGGCAACGTCGCAAACTAGCCGTGATCTATACGGCGATCGCGTAGACTCGGTAAGCGGTCTCAACACCGCCACAGACGCCGACGTAAAAGTTCTCGCTACTAAAGCAATCGCGTTAGGTCAGTTTCCCGAACGTCGCGTAGAGTCTCTGACGTTTCAACCTATGCGACAACCGACCGAAGATCAGGTAGATAACGTTTGGACGAAAATTAGCGATCAGGGGTCTACGCTTCGTTCGCTTGTCTACTTCTCTCATTTAACGCCGCAGGGTTTCAACGTTGACCGCTACCTATTTATTCGCGGCCGACAAGTTCGCATAACGCCGACGGACTGGACGGTTACGCTAAATTTTACTTCCGCTACCGTCTACCAAAAATTGCAAGACTCGCTATGGAATACCGCGGTTTGGGGTTTGTCCGGCTGGTCGTGGTAACCGTATTAACTTTTTAGGAGAATAAAAATGGCAGTACCGCCGTACGTTACAGCAGGAACAACTATTGATGAAAGTTGGGGAGACCAAGTAGCAGACGCAGTAGTTAACCCGTTTGCGTCAGACGCCGCGCGTTCTGCTGCGATTACCGTCCCGACTGCCGGTATGGTTTCAGCGATTACCGCAGCTAGTGCGCTAAACGGTCTCGAGGTTTACAACGGTACCAACTGGTCGAAGTCGTGGTCTATGCCGTGGGGCCAAGTTGGCGTATCTAAAATAACGTCTCCTGCCACGGCATCTTCAGCAAAAGCCAATACCGGCCTGACGATTACGACTGGCACAATCCCCCCGAATCGGATCTTGAAGCACACGGTTACGGGAATGGTGTTTTTTAATTCAATTAACGACATGTGCCGAATTTCAATTGTTACCGGATCTAGTGGCGGCACCGATCTCATGGAAGCCGACTTTTCGCCCTTCGGAACAGTCAACGCCTACACCGTTTCATTCTCTTACTACGAAACCACAGCCTCAACCGCTGCCCTCACTCGTCGAGTCACTCAAGAACGCGTCAACGGCACTAGTTCTACGATCCAGTTCTTCTGCGATGCGACACGACCGGCAACGTACATCATCGAAGATATCGGCCCGTCGGGCGCACCTGCATAATGGGTTACTATCTGTTAGATAATCCGCCTGCGTCGCGTCAGTTTTATACGACGCGCAACGCAAGCCCGACTTGGGCGATAGGCGTTCACACTTCCGAAGGGTCTACCGGGCCGGGTAGCGCACAAGCGTTAGCGGCGTATATTGCGCGACGTTCCGACCCCGGTTCGTATGCGGCAATCGTCGATAGCGACGAAACCGTTTACCTTGTGCCGCCGGATTTTACGACGTTCAGCGTTGCTAGTGCCGGTTACAATTCGCGTACGTGGCATATATGTTTAGCGGGTCGCTCTGCGGACCTTTCGCCTAACGACCCGAATACGCAAGCCATGATTACGCGCGCCGGTTTAGCTATCCGCGAACTATGGCAGTCGCTAGGTATCGACGTAAACGACGCGGCGCAATGGGTCGGAACCGACGCACTTAACCGCGCCGGTCTGTTCTGCCACGGCACCGTTCAACCGGCCGACCGTTCCGACGCGTGGAGCCGACACCCGGACCGCGCGACCTTCGACCAGCAACTAGTAAACGCAATTAAAACACCTACCCCAAGTCCTGAGGAGGACGACGTGAAAGACGCTCTTATTCGTGATCCCCGTGACGGTGCGGTTTACCGCATTACTCAGCCGGGCAACCTTGCCGTGCATCTCGACGCTGACGCCTACGCCTCAGCAATGCAGGCTGGCATCACAATGATCGGCGACGTTGACCCCGGCATCCTCGGTAACTTCGGTCTTGTGCCGTCAATCAACGAATCTAAAAAGTAATTTGTTATGCTCGCCCAAGCCTCGACAAGCATAAGCGACGGTCCGGGTTTCGGCGTAGCCGAATGGATCGGAATAGCGACGGTACTTACTCTTCTAATCGGTGCCGCTACTGGCGCTATTGTGCAGTTAGTTAGGTTGCGTCGTGAGAACACTCAGCAACACGCCGAAGGGCGCGAACTGGTAACCGACGTACGCGACCGACTGTTAGACCTTCACACTTCAGTAAACAAAATAGACGACAAAGTAGACGCACGTTTCGACGCAGTTACCGACGAGCTACATAGGCACGAAAACATTCACCATCGCGGCCGCCGTAAATGGTGAACCCGCCTAAAGGGGACGGTATGAGTTTCGCAGACGAAGTAAAAAAAGAGAACCGCGGAACCGGGCAACGTTGCCGGACGTGCCAACTACTCGAACAGTTAGACCCGACCGAAGCCGCAGAAATCGTTACGGTCATGGCCGATAAAACAGTACCTACCGAACCGATCGCGCGCGCGTTAAATAATCGCGGCCTAGATATTTCCGGCAATGCCGTTAGAAAGCATCGGTTACGTTGTGTCATTTCGTGACGAACTAAACGAAGACGAAGTAGCTTTAGACGTAGACGCGCTCGCACGACGCAACGCAAAACTACGACGCGAAAATTCGACGCTACGACGACAGCTAGACCAGTCCGACGCAAAGACCGAAGAACTAACACGCTTCCTAGATTTTCACGATGCAATAACCGCAGCGGATACGCGACCGCCTAAATGGTTGACACCTAAGAAACCGCGCGGCAAACACCACGCGACACTAGTAGCCATTCTTTCCGACACCCATTTCGACGAGGTAGTTAACCCGGACGAAGTAGGCGGACTGAACGCCTATAACCGGGTCATAGCTACGCAGCGTCTCGAACGTTGGGCCGAAGGGGTTATAAAACTTGCTAGGCATTATCTTACCGGCGTCACTTATGACGGCGCGGTAGTGATGCTCGGCGGCGATATGTTTACCGGCACGCTGCACGATCTCGCAGAAACAAACGAAGATACTCTTTTCGGTTCGCTTCTCTACTGGTCAGAGCAGATAGCCGCGGCTTTACAAATGATCGCAGACGAATTCGGGCGACTTCACGTACCCGTAGTGGTCGGTAATCACGGTCGGTTAACGCGCAAGCCGCGAACGAAACAACGCGCCCGCGATAATCTCGACTATCTACTAGGGCATATGCTTGCCCGGCAGTTACGCAGCGACTCTATAACGTTTGACATTACAGACGGTACGGACTGTTGGGTACCGGTTTACGGTATAACGCATCTTCTAACGCATGGGGACCAGACTACGGGCGGCGGCGGTATCGGCGGTATATGGTCTCCGATTATGCGAATGTCTGCGCGTAAGGCGCAACGCTACGCGGCCGAAGGTAGAACCTTCGACACTATGGTCATGGGCCATTGGCACCAGTTAATTAGCGCACCGGAGCAGGGTTTAATAGTTAACGGTTCGCTTAAAGGCTACGACGAATACGCAGCGGTTTCTAACTTCCGACCGGAGCAAGCGCAGCAGGCTTTATGGTTAGTGACCCCGGAGCGCGGTATAACACTTTCGGCCCCGGTCATGGTGACCGACCGCAAAAAAGAGGGATGGTAGGCAATGGGTACGCAGGAACCCGAAACGATTAAATGGGACTCGATTACCGCCGACGCGCATAAGCTCGTGTATGGGGACCGACAATTTGCCTACGCGCACCCGGTAGAAGATTGGACGCGAACGGTAGATATCTTTCGCGCTATTACAAATATTGAAATGACTCCCGAAGAGGGCGCGCTTTTTATGGCGGCGGTTAAGTTGTCGCGCATTGCCTACGGTCTTGAGCAAACGCACCCGGCCGAACTAGTGCGCGACTCGGTAGTAGACCTTGCCGGTTACGCCGAGGTGCTATGGGGAATTATGATTTACGAACCCGAAGACGAACCCGAAGACGATTACGACGAATGACCGAAGATACGTGGCCGTGGCTACTGTTCGCTTTCGAGCTGGTCGGCTTATTCGCTATGTCGCAGCTGGTCGGGAAACTTAAACGCTGGTACGGGTGGCTAATCGTCGCGGCTTGTATGTCGCTACCGTGGCTTACCTATTCGCTTACGACCGGACCGCGTTACGGTTTCGTAGCGTTGTCGCTTCTATGGCTTGCCGTACACGTAACAAACGCTTACCGATGGAGATTAGACCGTGGCAGTAATAACGTTTCCTCATCCTGAATGGGATTTAGACGACGACCTAGACGACGACGACGACTACGAATACGAAGACGAACCCGCAGTACCCTTAACTAAACCCGGAGAAAACTAATGTTCAATATTCAATGGCTACGCGACGCTACCGAACGCGCGCTTAAATCCGCAGCGCAGGCGATCGTACTCGCTTTAGGCGCGTCGCAAGGCTTTAACCTGTTCTCTGCTGACTGGCAAAACGTCGCGGGTATCGCGGCGGGTGCTGCGGTTCTGTCTGTTCTTACGTCGGTTATCTCCGCGCCGCTTGGCGTTAAAGGTTCCGCTTCGCTTCTGTCGGGTAAGTAATGGCTACCCCGGCTTACTATCCGATTTCGGTCCGTATTGGCGATACGGAAACGGTTACGGTTACGTTGCAAGAATCTAATGGCACGCCTATAGATATCACCGGGCGTACATATGCTGCGCAGATTCGAGCTACTGCCGATGCCGCTAGCACTATTGCTACGTTTACGTGTGCGATTACTAACGCAGCTGCCGGGCAGTTCGCTTGCACTCTTTCGGCGGCGACTACCGCCGCGCTCAGTATCGGTACCGGCGTATGGGATTTACAGGAAACCAGCGGCGGCGGCACCGTTAAAACTACGATCCTTGCGGGACCGGTTCGTATCGACTACGACGTTACGCGATGAGTAGCGAAACGGTTGTTCGGGTTACTGATTTAGTCGTTCGGTATGACGCGGGCGCGGTGCTTGTGCGCTCTGCGGGTCCGACAATCGTTGCGGCGGGTGCTGCCGGTCCTATGGGGCCGCAAGGCGCAACCGGTCCGACCGGCGCGGGTGGCACTATCGGCTATTGGGGTTCGTTCTATGACCTCACCGACCAGCCGCTTAACTCGACTAGTGCGGCGCAAATTGTTTCTATCGGTGCGACTGCGGACGGTAACGGCGTTTCTATTGTCGACGGCAATAAAATCCGTTTCGCGTATCCGGGCGTTTATTCGATTACGTTCTCGATTCAGATAACTAACTACGCTAATTCGGTTTCAAAAGCTATTTTCTGGTTAAAGCTGAACGGAATCGATTACCCGGATTCGGCTACGGAAATAGATTTACAAGCGCGTAAGTCGGCCGGTAATCCGAATCGACAGGTTTTAACTATTAACTATGTTGTCGAGGCCGTCGCGGCTGATGAGGTCGCGGTATGGTGGTCGGGTACGTCTACTGACTTGCAAGTAGAGTCGTTACCGGCTGGTACGTCTCCGGTTAGTCCGGCGGTTCCTTCTATTATTTTGACGGCTACGCAGGTGACTTATACGCAGGTCGGGCCGACTGGCCCGACTGGCCCGCAAGGCTCACAAGGCTCACAAGGTGCAGTAGGTTCACAAGGCCCACAAGGCCCAACCGGCGCGCAGGGTCCGCAGGGATTCCAAGGCTCACAGGGTGCAGTAGGCCCACAAGGTGACACCGGCGCGCAAGGTCCGCAGGGTTCTACCGGCCCACAAGGCGCACAAGGTGCGCAGGGTGCGCAAGGATTCCAAGGCGCACAAGGTGCGCAGGGTGCCACCGGTCCGCAAGGTGCGCAGGGTGACACGGGCGAAGGTGTCGCTACCGGCGGCACAATCGGGCAAGCGTTAGTCAAAACCTCGGCTACTAATTACGCTACCGAATGGGCTTCGATTGGTTCGGCGGCACGTCTGCTACTGACTGGTGGAGCGTATCTGTCGGGCAGCGGCTTGGTTCTCAGCGGACTCACCGCCAACTATGCCAGCACCCCCGACACGGCAGCGCTGTCGATCACAGGCGACATTGATATAAAAGTAAAGTTGTCGATGACTGATTGGACTCCCGCAGCGGCTCAAATAATTGTAGGAAAACGCGCTACTGCTTCTCAAAAATCTTATTTTCTTTCCGTCAACACTACGGGAACATTGAAACTCACTACTAGCGCCGATGGATCAACGGAGTTAGGCACAGACTCAACCGTCGCCACTGGTGTCGCTGATGGCGCAACAAAATGGGTCCGCGCCACATTGCAAGTAAACAATGGTTCGTCCCAACGTGTGAACAAGTTCTACACATCTGATGACGGAGTGTCTTGGACTCAACTAGGCACAACAGTTACGACTGCTGGCACGACAAGTATTTTCGATAGCACCTCCGCTCTGGAAATTGGTTCTGTTTCACTTGGCAGCAATAACGTTTTGGACGGCACCGTCTATCGCGCCATCGTTCAGTCCGCATATGACACCGCCGACAACACAACATCGGCAGTCTTCGACGCTGACTTCTCCACGCAAACCGCCGACGCGTTGGCGTTCACCGAATCCTCAATTAACGCCGCGACCGTCACCATCAATACGACCCGATATTCGTATGGGGTGCCTGAAATGCAAGGGTCATCGGTCGTCTCTCAGTCTTTAAATCCGAATCGGGACTTTTACTTCCCGTTTCGCATCACGCAGTCGCTCATTGTTGACATGTTTGGCTTTGAAGTTACGACGGGGCCAGCATCGGCCTCCACGACCTATCTCGCCGTTTACAACGCCGACAATGATTTACAGCCTGTCGGTTCTCCCGTCGCTACGGCTAGTGCTGCCGTCGCCGCATCAACCGCTGGCGTTGGGCTGTATCGCCTCCAGTTCACACCCGTGACCTTGCCCGCTGGCAACTATGTGATCGGTCTAAATAGTTCCGTTCAGACCACCTACCGAACTATTCGCGGTGGCGTCTCGTCACTTATTGAAACAATCGGGGCCACCCCGTTTATCACGGCTCCGCAAGTCGTCCGAACAGCGGCAGCGTTTTCTGCCAGCCCCTTGCCTTGGGCTGAAAGGGGAACAGGCAACTCTGGTTCGTTAAACCCGATCCACCTCCGATATAAGGCGGCTACCTGATGATTCACCACTACACCGACTCGCAAGGCGTGACCCACGAGTGGGAAACACCCGACCCGCCGCAAACACCGCTTGACCCGACAGGCGCACTAGCCACACTCCTCGCAGTCACCGAAACGCTCACCGTTGAAGACGCTGCGAACGCTGTCGGACTCACACCCGCCGACCTTGTCGCAGAGGCTGAAGCATGGGCGATGGGGCCAAGCGACGAGCCATCTTGATCCCCGATTCGACGACGACACCTCCCTCCCCTGGGTGTTGAATGGATCCTCGAGGCGAACCGCCACGCACTCTGAGAACCACAACCGAATCGGACGCCGGAAACCCCAGCTACCA